GTCGCTATCATATTAACGACAACCGGAATAGATGGGAACAATACATGAATTCGCGAATGGAATCTGTACGCAGCGCACAAAAGAACGTTATGGAATTGAGGCAAGGTGATCTGGAATATCGACACATCAGAACACAGAGTAAAGGTATAATAGAGTACAGTATATAGTACTATATATGTATTATAGTATATATATAATATATATATACATATGTAGTGCTGACGGAAGTCGGGAAGCAAGATGTGGAATTTAACAATAATTAACATATAAATTAGTGTCAAACACTTGAACATGGAATCGGGATCTGATAAAATTCAGGCATAATCGAAATTTGCGAACGGAGGTGTGTGGAAGTGACAAGGGCTGAACTGGAAACGATCTGGATGGAAGAGAAAATTTGGCAGAATTCCATCGCTCATGCTACGGCGTCTCGGAATGAGATTTTGAAGAAGCGGTATTCGGTAAAGAAGGGAGGGTTAGTTGCGGAGGCCGGAAGCCTGGTGCGTGAATTGCAGGATGCCGACGGAAACTTCTGCGGGTACACGCAGATGCCTATCACTGTGTGGGCAAGGAATCTGAGGGCAAGTTGAGGATGGAAATAAAGTGTAGAAACAATGCACATTTACTTCGAGGTAATGAAAACGACTGAAATGTTAAAGAAACGTTAACTACCTTGTTGGATTCCAACAAGGTAGTTAACGAGAAGATAACAATCGGAGAAACAGGAGGTTAATCATGCAGAGATTGAAGATAGCAGACCTGAAAGAGCACCCGAGGAATAGGGACTTTTTCGAAGATATGACCGGGGAAAAGTGGACGGAATTTGTAGAGTCTATCAAGGCCAGTAATGGCCCGATTGAACCCATTGTTGTGACGGAAAACATGGTTATCGTTTCTGGACATCAGCGTGTTCGTGCTTGCAAGGAACTTGGGATCGAAGAGGCATGGGGTGAAGTTCACGCCTACAATGGAAACGAGTTGGAAGTCGTGAAGGATTTGATTGAAACCAATGTGCGGCAGCGTGGGGTGGTGGGTGGAACCGATGAGCAGATCGTTGCCCGTGTGGATGCGTTAAAGGCGTACTATGGAGTAAAGAATGGTGGAAGGGCAATTAAACTTCAGGGCGTGCGCTCCGATCAAACCGTGGAGCAAAAAGCCGGAACAACTCGTAACATCTATAATGAAGCAAAGGCCGCAACTTTGCTACAGCCGGAAGTCAAACAGCTTGTGGAAACCGGGGTTGTGTCCAAGGATGCGGCAATTAGGGTTTTGGCTAAGCTTTCTCCAGAAGACCAACTGGAAATCATTCGGCGTCTTGACACTACAACTAAGTACTCCAGAGAAAAGCTCAAGACTTACATAAGCAAGATTGAAGAGAAGGACAATCTGATCGCAACGCTGATCCGCGAGAAGAAGGATCTGGAAGAGGTGGCGTCCGAGAATCAGGCCGAAGCAGCGGAAGCCGTGCGGAGGCTGAACGCTTCTCAGGACGGCAAGGGATATGTCCTGATGAAACAGGCGAAGGATGACGCGGAATCTAAGTACCGTCAGGAGTATGAGAACCATAGGAAGTACGTCAAGGAAACTCAGACGGAACTTGCAAAGACAACAAAGGAACGGGACGTGGCACTTCAGGACAATCGCCGCCTGTCTTCGGAAATGGATGAACTGCGGCAGAAGATGAAGGAAATGGAAGAGGGCGTCCTGGAGGTCGCAGTGCCACCGAAAGATTATGAAGAAGTCAAGGCCGAACTGAAGAAGTACAAGGACGAGGAGAAACGCGCCAAGGAGGAAGCGCGGGAACGTGCGGAGAAGCGGAAGTCGAATTTTGCAAATGAACTGAAGGACTGGTCAGACCAAACTATGGCGAATGCACAGGAGGCGATGCGCGACTTACACCTGCTGGATTTGGAAGCCCTGACAATGGACGAGTACGAGAGCCTTGTTTCTTCGATTGCAACGTGCGCGACCTACTTTAAGTCAATCTTTGCATACATTAGCGACAACCATATGAAGGAGAGTGCGTAAATGTTTACTTATGCTGCAAAGAACCCGTCGAAGGTAATGCCTGTTCGTGTTACGGATATTCTGATGGATGAATACCAGCGGAAACTGAATCCGTCTAAGGTCAAGGCGATTTATGAAACCTACGATGAGAACCGTGACCGCCCCATTGAACTGTCTCAGCGCAACGGCAAGTACTATTGCTTTGATGGACAGCATCGCCTTGAAGTACATAAGATGCGGAAGGATGAATACGTTCTCGCCCAGGTGCATTTCGGCCTGACCTATCAGGACGAAGCGCGGCTGTTTGCGGAGCAGCATAAGAATGAACAGATGGTGTCTGCGGCAGATCGCTGGAGTGCAGCGATGAAAGCGGGGAGGAAGTCACCTGAGGTTTATGACATCAACCGCATTTGCAATGCGCACGGTTATACTATCAACGTTGATAAGAGCAAGAGCGGCAGCAAGACTTTTCACTGCGTGCAAGAGTTGCAGGATATCTACGCCAAGCACGGCAGGAATGGTCTGGTAACTCTGTTGGCGGTGTTGCTGGGTGCGTGGGACGGCAGGGAATCTGCAACACATCGTGAGATTGTGGGCGGCATAAAGAAGATTATGGATGTGTACGGAAAGCAGATGGGTGATGCCGAATGGAATCGGCTTGCCAGGGTGCTTTCCAAAACAACGCCCCGGCAATTGCTGATGGACGCGCACAGTGTAGTCGGAAGGGGAGCTAAACAAACGGCAAAGATCATGGTTGACAAGTACAATCTTCGCCTCCGCAGGGACGACAGCCGTCTGAATCCGTATCTCATCCGATAAATAACACAAAATAAACAACTGAATTAAAAACTAACTATTGCAAAAGTATTTCAGATATATTACAATGAGAGCATCTTAAAGGAGGTGTTCTCATTGTATATGGAGGTGGATGTCAAGCGCGGTGACGTGTACATGGTGGATTTCGGAAGTCCGAACGGATCAGTACAGGGTGGGATGCGACCCGCCGTGGTTCTCCAGAACGACAAGGGGAATCTGTACAGCCCGACGGTAACGGTCGCTCCGATCACAAGCAAACAGAAGCGTGCAAGGATGCCGACGCACGTAAAGTTAAGTCGTGGAGACGGCGGTCTCGCAATGGAATCCACAGTACTCGCCGAACAGATGCGGACAATCAACAAGACACAGATTGTTTATCGCCTCGGTTCATTGTCGATGGAATCTACGTCAAGACTCGTCTGCGCGGTAAAAATCCAACTTGCAATTTAATCCTAATAATGTTATATTGTAAGTTGGGGTGATGAAAAACGTGAGACAAGTTATAAACGATCTGGAACAGCACTTTGGATCTTATGCGGAATTTGACCGGGAATTCTTCAGGCGAATGCGCTACGGCGGCATCGATGATTCCCGTTATACTCTGCCATTAGCGATTCTGTGCCTTGCGTGGATTGGAGTGAAGCGGCACTCGGCTCCTGAGATCCTGAAGACAGACGTTCACTTTGAAGAGGGTGTAGTGTATGATAGAGAAGAGGGGGTCTACAGGCAGTGCCCGGAAGACGCGATTCGGCACTTGTTCCACTGCGCAAATATGCACATCTATTCCTACGACAGTCCCTTTGTAACGCATTTGCTGCGGACTCGGAATTCCCAGAAGATTACAGATGCGGTGTTAATGACTACGCTTTCCAGGCTGAACTCAGCCGTGGGAATGTATAGGGGAATAGGATTCTCATATGGTATCATCTATGAATCCGGCCTTTTTTCCAGAGCGTGCCAAGCCGAATTGCGAGGGGAATTTGCGTTCCCGAACTACAATAGAAACAGAGCATTAAAGGAGGAAGACAAGCAAAAAATTATTGAGATGTTTGACAGAGACTATCCCAGTGATTGGGCGCTATTCGACTACATGACCCGTTACAGAGCTTATCGAAAAAAATTTTATCCTGAATTGCTTTCTAAGGATTGACGGAAACGCGCAGCGATGCGCGTTTTCCTTTTGATTATCGAGGAGAATTACATATGAAATGGCTAATTGCGGCGATAGTAATCGCGGTATATGTGTTTGCTTATGCTCTGATGGATGCGTCACACAAGGCCGACAAATGGCAGGAGGAGAATTATGGAACTCAAAGCAAAGAAGAAGATGTACGGATGTGAAGCTTATACTCGCGCAAGGGTGTTCCTGAGGAAACTGGGGTCTTCAGGCAAGGAACTGACACCAAATCAGTTTGTGATGTTGAAGGAACGGGCGTTGGACGGAGACATTGAAGGTGCGTATGTTAGCATGAAGCAGCACATTAATGATAATAGATTGAAGAAACTGATTAAGTCCGGTGTGAACGTTGTCTGGAGGGATTTGTGTGTGCGCGGTGGGTGCTGATGTGAAGGAAGTTATAAATGGGCTTGAAATGTCCTATAAGTATTCCAATGTAGACGAGAACAACACTCTCGTGCCGCAATGGATTGTGCTCCATGCCATCGCCCTGCTGAAAGCGCAGCAGCCGAGGGTGATGACACTGCAAGAAGTCAAGAGCGAACGCATTTTCTGGATTGAAGACGCCGATGACGGAATAACTGTTCGGTTGTTTCCGGCGACGATGTTTGGCACTGGCGAATATGCAAACGGTTCAAAAAGTTGTATATTTCTCGCGCAGAAGCCGTGGGCCATTGATGTAGATAATTACGAGTGGTGGTATTTCATCGAGGATTACGGCGAGACGTGGCGCTGCTGGACATCCCGTCCGACAGACGAACAGAGGGAGGCGATACCGTGGGAGCGATTAAACTGATAATATCGTTTATCACGATTGGCTTAGCGGGATGGTTAATACAACGCAAACACCCGGAAGAATGGCCATCAAATGAAATGTGGAGGTTTGAAATCCCTGCTGCGATATTGGCGGTAGGATGGATAATACGTGAGGGATGGTGAAGTAGGATGGATGACCTAATTTCGTGGGTGGCGGCGGTACGCGCTTTGGCGTCAAGTGATGGAGATTACTTTGACATATTGAAGCGACTTGAGAAAATCCCTGCCGTGGACGCTATCCCGGTGGAGTGGCTATGCAGGAAGATGCGAGAAGAAGAAAACAACGGTAACATCCTTAAGGCTGAGTATCTGAAAGAATTGATATGGGAGTTTCATCAGGATGATGAACAGGAGGCACAAGATGGCTGAATTTACCGAAGTTATGCGGCAATGGGGACGCCTCTGCAACCAGCACTGGGAGGAGAGCAACAACCTCTGCGACAACTGCGTGATCAGTGACATCTGCGACACTTATGCGTGGGAAAATGCGGAAAATGCGGAGGCTATTGAGAACGCTGTTGTGGCGTGGGCAAAGGAACATCCAGAGCCTGTATATCCTACATGGTTTGAGTGGCTGAAAAGCGTGGGCGCATTGCCGATGGAACAAACGATGTGCCATCGCGGGCTTGAACAGCCCATCCCCGCCGACATTGCGAAGAAGCTGGGGATTGAGCCGAAGGAGGGATAGTATGGGCGAATGGATCAGTGTCAAGGACGGGCTGCCGGATGAGTGTAAGGATGTGATTGTGTTTGCATCATGGAAGCACATTAGGATAATCGGCGATGTTGCCCACGGAAAAGGCGTAGAAATAGGCTGGCATGTTGACGGGCATTGGTATATTGATGGTAAATGCAGGGTGAATGTGACCCACTGGATGGAACTGCCGGAACTGCCGAAGGAGGGATGATTGTGCGCTTGATTGACGCGGACGCATTGAAGGTAAGTTATATTGTGCCATCAACTACGACTACAACTACGACTAATAGTCTTTGCCGTCTATACGTGAGCATAGAGGATATTAACTCTGCACCGACTATCGAAGCGGAGCCTGTGCGGCATGGGCGCATCATAAAACCGAAGAGGTGGGGAGAATGGTCACGCTGCAGTCTCTGTGATGGTACCGTTCCGATAGTTTACAACTATTGCCCGCGCTGCGGAGCGAAAATGGACGGAGGTGAAAACGCATGAGTACGTATTATGATTTTTATCTGGTGAAAAACGTTGGAGACAAGGATTCTCCTAAGTATGCGTTTGCGGGTGCGTTTTATAAAATTGACGGCGAGTATAAGTGTAAGCCGCTTTTCTCCAGGAGCCAGTCTTTCATCTGTGATATGTCAGATGTATTTGACACGCCGCTGAATGTTTCTCAGATGGCAGATGATGTTTTGAAGGTTGCCTCCGTGCAAGGCTTTGGTGAGAACAGCACCCGTTATTCAGCGGGATACATCGCGTCGCTTTCGGATGTTCATTGGGCGGCGTCATCTCAGCCTACGCGAGGGTACATCCACGTTGATGATTACAACGAACGCGCCCTCTCAGGCGATCCGGCTGAATCGCCGTATGTTTATAACGGCGATTATTACGCGGGGCTTCCTGACTCTGAGAAGAAGAAATATGCCTATATTTCTTTTGTCAACACCGGCAGTCCTGAATATGTTTGCAATTGCATTTCAGAAGCAATAGACGCTGCGGAACTGACATATGACGAAGCAAAAGACTACAAGATTTTGATGACAGTGGGGTGAAGCATATGAAAATCATTGACTTTGAAAAGAGGGGTAATCTTGTTCGATTCTATCTTGGCAAGGATGATCTGGAAGACTGGTACGGAGACGATTGGGATGATGCCCCGTATGAACATAACGCTGGAGTGGTTTATGATGAGTTCGTTTCGGGGGTACAAGACATCGTGTTCCCGTTTGACATGTGCGTGTTAGAACCGCGAGATGAATGGCGGTATAACGGCAATTCTCCATATTCCAAGGATGACTTTAAGGCCAGAAGTGCACCGTGTATTGTTGTCGCAAAAAATGATTATGAATGGATGCGGAACGAATACACGGATGCGCTTGCAAGGAAAGATTCTGTACGCTTCTACTATGGCGATCCTATGGAGCCTGGCGAGGTTCAGATTTACGGCAAAAAATAATTGACGAATTAAAAGCAAACTATTGACAAGACACGTCGGATGTGATATAATCCGAAGTACAGTAAAACAAGGGCTTCTTCCTACGGCGGTCTGAAAAAGATCCGCTATTTCTTTTGGGTTTTTAGAAGTCATCAAATAGCAAGGAGGTGAGAAAATGCCTGAGCAGATTTCTTCTGTAACGCTTCCCTCTTCGGAGTATGAGGCACTGAAAGACAGGCTGTACAATTTGAGCCTGTACCTGAATTACATTGAGGATTTTCATCCGATTGTATTCCGAAAACTGAATCGGCTGTTTGACGGGATGCCCGGATACACAGGAAAGGAGGATGCGTCTGAAACTGTATTTTGACAGATCGAACGGTGAGCGGGTTGTGGTCGCCGAAGGGATACGGGAAGACGATTTGATGGCAAGAATGAAAGCCGACATTGCGACTCGAAATCCTAAGTACAAAATTCCGTATAATCGGACAATGTATCAGAGCGACGGGATCTGGTTTGACGTAGGTTCGCATACAGAGTTTTATTTCGCGACGTATGAGGAGAGCGCAAATGCTAAGTAGAGCAGATTTCAAGGCCAGAATGGCTGACATTAAGACAATCTCAGAGCGCGAGGACGAATTGATGGATGCGCTGTACAAGTGCGGCGTCTCAGTGGAGAATTCACTGACGGGAGATGCGATTACGGCAGCGATTAAGTGTGTTGAGAGTGCAATGGGACTGAACACGAACAAGATGCTTATTTTTGATACCGACATTGACTATTACATCTACGAGTTGGACTGGGGCAGGAAGGGCAAGGATGCCATTGAGGATAACGGGAAAAAGATTTCTCTGACCAATCTGGATGAACTGTATGATTACATCGTCTCGCATAGTAATGAGACAGAAGAGTCGAGCGACGTTTCAGAAGAAGCAGATGATGAAGAACGGGTTCTTTTTTCGATTCCTGCGCAGGACGGCATCGGCTGTGACCTTGAGTTGATTTACAAGCCGAGGGCAGATCGATATGCGCTGTTTGTGGAGACTGCAACGGGTCAGTTTTTTAAAAAGAAAACTACATATTATATTGACTTGCTGAATCAGTTTAAAGACTGGATGAAAGACAACGACAAAGACATGAACTATGACCTGAAGGATTTTGAGATCCTTTGCGGAGACACGGAGCATTTCTGCTCTGTTCCTGAGGCGTTTGCGTGGTTCAAGTTTTTTGTACGCGGGATGTATTGGAAGGAGATGGAGGAAGAATGGAACAGGTGAAAAACGGGAACGAGGGTTACAATTGCCCGATTTGTGGCAAGTGGTTTGCCGACGTTGACAGTTTTGCTAAGCACTTTGAGTTCTGCAATGCGCGGCGTGTAAAGGAAAACCGCGAGGCAGAAGAGAAGAAGAAGCAGGAACAGAAAGAAGCGCGTCTTGATGAAGTCCATGCTGCCTACGAAAAGGCCAATGCGCTTCGGGATGCCTACATCAAGGACTATGGCTATTATTACAGTCAGTCCGGCACGTCCCTGGCTGAGTTCTTGGACAGATTCTTGCGCTGATGTTCACCTGTTTGGACTGCGGGAGAGACTTCGACGTGCCGAAGACGATTCACACCGAGTTCGGCTATGAAGCGGTCTCTCCCTGCTGTGGCGCAGACTACATAGACACCGTGATTTGTGACGGCTGTGGCAAGCCTATTTTTTCGGCCTACATCCACACGGTGGACAATCGCAATTACTGCGAATCCTGCTATGAGTGCAAGGACGAATAGGAGCGCATATGATAAGAAGCATCGAAAAGACCCGCGCGGCATCTAATGCGATTGAAGAGGAGTTCCGGGACGTGATTGAATCCATTCGGTCTATGCTGACGGACATTCCCTATGAGATTATTGATGACGATGAAGATTTTAAAGACGAAGATGAGGTAGAAGAAGATTATGGCGAATAACACGTTCGATTGGGTGGGGACAATCAAGCCCTGCAAGGCCAGTGAGAGATTCACTCCGTACGAGGAAAGAACCTTTGATTCCGGCTGGACGAATCGCACGCTGCGGTTCAATGCGGTTTGCGGTTCGAACCGTCATATGCTTGAGATTCGCGGCGGCTGTTGGGCAGACGCATGGAAGAATAAGGTTATGACGTTTGGCAATGCGAGGGGAGCCGACGGTCGCTCTGAGCGTCTCTCGATTCCGTGGAATAAACGCTTCAGTGACACCGAAATTGAAAAGGTCGCTGACTTCCGCAAATACATCGTCGATCTTGGTGACGCAGTGTTGCGCAGAAAGCTTGAAAGACTGATTCGCGCATTTGATGACGGTACGGTTACCGATGAGATGATGGATGAGGCCGGGGTGCATGACGAGCAGACCGCAAGAGCACAGATTGCCGCTCTGAACGGCAAGCGCAAGACGTTTATTACAGAGTGGGACTTTGTAGAATGCGTTCAGAAGATGCTCCAGGATGAATCCGTGCAGAATATGCGATTCCAGATCCGTGGCAACATTGAAATGAGTGAATATAACGGCAGATTTATAACACGGTATGTTCCCCACAGGATTCTCATGGTTCCCGATTCAACGCCGTTTAAGTCTGAGGGCACGTTTGACGTTGTTTATAATGCATCCGCAATTGATGACGGTGATGTGGCAGAGAGTCACAAGTACCGCATCAATACATACACATTCTGCTATGATTCAAGCCGCAAAAAGCGGATTGCGTGCCCTGTTAAGTTGACTTTGGATCAGGCAAGCGATAATGACGATAAAGATTCACGGCTGCGGCAGGTGCTTCTGGACAATTTCATGGTAAAGCCCACAGATGGTGTTGCTTATAAAGAATTGGGTGTCAAAGTGGACATGATTGATGGTGCAGAAGTGATTCCGTTGACTGAAAATATGCTGACTGAGAATGAGCTTACGCTTCTGGCCTTGGGTGTTACGACAATGCAGGATATCCAGCGCGATCGGGGCAATGTGGTGTATGGTGAGCGTGTACAGGAATATCGCGTCAAGGGTTTTGCCCGTGGATGGATGTCCGGCGCGAAGCCGACTGTATATACAGACGAGAATATGATGCTTCCGAATGATGAAGACGAATTGGACGAGATTTGAGGTATAGAATATGGCTTACGGCAAGAAAAAGGTAATTAGTGATGCGCTGAGCGACTACTCCATTTGTCTGTTGGGCGAGTCTGGCATCGGCAAGACCACAATGATGGTTAATGTTTGCAGCAAAGAGTTCGGCGATGACGGGTACATGATCTTCAACGTTGGCAAAGAGCGCGGCGTTGACTGCATTAACGGCGCAGTGTATGAAGACATTGAAGACTGGAAGAAATTTGACCTTGTTACAAAGGATATCATCGCCAATAAAGCTAAAGACTACCCGAATTTGCGCGTTGTTGTGGTAGACACACTTGACCAACTCTTTGAAATTACCGAACCTGAAGTCATTCGCCGTTACAACAACGAAAATGTTGGCAGCAAGGACTTCAAGGCGGCAAAAACTATCAACGGAGCTTATGGTGGCTTTGGTCGGGGCGAGGATATGGTGATTAAGTTGTTGCTCGACCGTGTATGGGAGCTTCAGAGCGTTGGTGTTAGCGTGTGGTACACCGGACACGTCAAAAACCGTGAAATTCTTGATCCTGTAACCAATTCCACTTATACGTCCATCACAACTAACATGATGGCGCGGTATTTCAACGCTTTCAGAACGAAAATTGCGGTGGTTGGCGTGGCTTGTATTGACCGTCGCATTGAAGCGGAGGGAACGGGGCGTAAAAACATCGTCACCCGCAAAGAAATTACCGTCAATCGTGTCAAAGAAGAGCGCAGGAAGATTGTTTTCCGGGATGATAACTATACAGTAGATTCCAAGAGCCGTTTTGCCGACATTGTCAGCGAGATTCCGATGGACTGCGACGCCTTTATTAAGGCATTGAAGGATGCCATCAGGGCAGCGCATCATACAGGGTCAAAACCCACTGAAAATGTCGTTCCGGCAGAAGAAAAACCCATTATTTATGGGCTTGAGGGTGATTCTTCTGTAGAATCTGAGCCGATTGCCCCTCAGGGTGCTTCCGAAGAGGCTCCTGAGGCCGTAAAACCTGAAGAAGAGGACGATCCGTTCCTGGCCGATGACACTGAAGAAGAAAGTACAGAGGCATTTGATAAGGACGCCGCAATTACGCTCATCAAACCCGCATTCCGTGACGCAGATGTTGCCACAAAGAAAGAGATTAAGACGATTTTGATGGGCGTTGGCAAAAAGACACTGGATAAGGATATTGACGTAGACACCTTTAAGACGATTATGGCGGTGTTGAATCTGTAATGCTTGTAACGTGCAAATGTCACGGTAAAAAAATTGAGCAGAGTACGGCGTATTGCGTCCGAATCAACGGACGCAATACATATTATTGCTCAGAGTCTGATTACATCGGCATTTGCAGGAATAGAGAGTTGAAAAAGGGCATTGCCGATTGTATTAATGAAATTTACGGCTATGAAGCGACAAAAACCAGTGCTTTTAATATGATTCTGAGCGGGTTTCTAAAGGACGCATCGCTTGAAGACGTGCTTGACTACTTGCGAAACAACAAATCTTATCTGAAAAAGACAATGAGCAAGTCGTTCGGCAATGAATACGGCAAGGCAAAGTACTTTGTTGCCGTGCTGAGAAACAATCTTGGGCGTGATGCCCCTCAGGAAGAGATTATTTTACAAAGCGGGTTTGAAATGCACCCAACGAACTACGTTGAAAAGCCCAGAAGACCAACCATTGATGAAATCGAGCGACAATTTATAGGAGAGGATGGAGAAATATGAGCGTATTTGTTGCTGGCATTGACGCATTTCCATCCTCACTGTTCACAGATCGCTACGGCATCGAGATGAATGTGATCGGATGCATTGCCAAAGACCTTTTGCTTCTGGAAGAACACAATTTATCGGTCACGAACTTCGTTACGCAGGACGGCAGCTTTTATTTTGCGCTTTTCAGGCAACTGCGAAAGCGCGGACTGACGGTGGTTAGCGAAGTGGACTGTTATTCCGGCACGGGGCAGACCATACAGGACGGCCTGAATGAACGTGGCGGGTGGCCTCGCATTAAGGCAATGGTTGACTTCGCGATCCTTGACAATTTTCCATCTTATCTGAATCTTCTGGAGCGGGAAAATACAATTTTTGAGTTATATAAGAACGGCTTCGACATGACACGCTCTGTTCTTATCAAAGGCAAGAAGGTTGTCCCGCTGCTGATGTTCAGGGAGATGCAGGATGCAGAATCTGTACTGGATTGGTACGAATCCCGTTTGTCCATGATGGGCGATGGGTATTCCAGACAGGTACTTGAAGAAGAGATGATTGATTTCGACGATGCATTCATAGAATCCTGTGAGCGAGGAGAAGAAAATGGTGTTCCTTTTGATGTTTTTGACGAAGACATCAACGGCAATCCAATCAATTGTCTATCCTTCCTGTCTGCACAGATGAACGGCTATATGCCGGGCACGTTTAACGTGCTTGGCGGCTTTTCTTCTGTGGGCAAAACGTCCATCTGGATCACGATTCTGTTGGGGCTTATCCATCGCGGACAAAAGGTGCTGATTGTTTCGAACGAACAAAAGTGCAAGGTGTTCAAGATTGCACTGATTGTGTGGTTACTGAAGAAAAAATACAATTATTCAGCTATTACGCGGTCTCGGCTTCAGAACGGGCAATTGACCTTGGATGACCGCCGGATGATTCGCCAAGTTCAGGAATACTGGCACGCAAACGGGCTACATGAAAAGATAAAGTTCATTGCTATCCCGGATGCAAACATGGGATTGCTGAAAAAGAAAGTGAGGGAGAACGTTCTTCGATACGGCTTTACAACCGTATTGTATGACACATTGAAGTGTGACTTCTCGGACACAACGGCTGACGACAAAGAGTATGTGAGACTAATCAAGGATTCCCGTACGTTAGATCAACTCGCAAAGCGGTATAACATCATTGTATTGGCGTCAATGCAGTTGGCCTTGGCGTCTCTGGGAAAATTGTGGTTGGACGCCTCCACACTGTCCATGAGCAAGGCAGTCAAAGAGGTTTGCGAGACTCTGCTGCTCATGCGGTCTGTGTATGCCGAAGAGATTGACCCGAAGAGCAAGTACTATATACACCCCTTCCGCAGAGAAACGGATGAGAACGGCAGAATGATAGAGCGGGAGTATGAGGTAGACCGGACGGCAACGTGGCGTATGCTGTTTGTGGACAAGAACCGTAACGGGCAGGACAGCATCGGTGACGGTGTGGCATATTTGCTGAAGTTTCGCGGTCAATACTGTACATTCTC